AAAGAAAAAAGGTGCTTCGCTTACTGAAGCTCAAAAAAATAGAAAAGCAAGGCAGAAGAAAAAAGGGTTAGACGTTAGTCAACCCCTACCAGCTACTGTAAGAGATGCTAAGACAGGAAAGACTAAAAAATTTAAAACAGAAAAACTGAACAAAGCTAACCGAACAGCTAGGGGGGCCGAGATTAGTGAAGACACTACAACAGGTAAAGTTCTTAACAGAGCGTTGCTTGGGGCAGCAGCTATTGCTGATGGTGTTAGAGCTGCATCAGGAACAGCAAAGGGTGCAAATCCAGATAGTTACATAGCTCCTGCTGTTCGTGCAGGTATGAAAGCAGCAGATATAAAGAAAAAAAGAAACGCTAAGAAGATGAAAGCTGGAGGTAAAGTTCGTGGTTCTGGTATAGCTAAACAAGGTGTTCGTAAAGCTAAAATGGTAGTTATGAAAGGTTCTTGATATGGCTAAAGATGCTTGTTACCACAAGGTAAAGTCCCGCTACAGGGTTTTTCCAAGTGCATATGCTTCAGGAGCCATCGCAAAATGTAGAAAAGTTGGTGCTGCTAACTATGGAAATAGTAGTAAGAAAAAGAAGAAAGCTGTTGGAGGAACTGTAAAGTTTCGTAGCGGTGGGTTGGCTAGAAGAAAACGCGCTGTTAGGTGCGGATGAGGCTTTTATGGCGGTACGCAAGACAAAAAAAGGGCTGGCATTAAAGCGATGGTTTAAAGAGGATTGGAAAGATGTACGCACTGGTAAAGCGTGTGGTCGAAAAAAAGGAGAAAAACGTGGAACTCCTTACTGCCGTCCAAGCAAACGTGTATCTTCAAAAACTCCAAAAACTTCATCTGAAATGTCAGCTTCTGAAAAAAGAAAACGTATCAGCCAGAAAAAACGGATTGGACAGCCAGCAGGTAAACCAAGACGTGTAGAAGCTGCCCGTAGAAAGAGGAAAAAATAGATGGCTACATCGAACACTACCGCGTTTGACATGAACTTCACAGAAATTGCTGAAGAAGCGTGGGAACGTGCGGGTCGTGAGATGCGTTCTGGGTACGATTTACGTACTGCTCGTAGGTCCATGAATCTCCTTACTATTGAATGGCAGAATCGTGGTATAAACTTGTGGACTATTGAAGAGAAGACCCTCTCCTTAACATCAGGAACTTCTCAATATACGTTACCGGCAGATACTATTGACCTATTAGAACAATCTATTCGCACTAACCCCGGTAATACTTCTACACAATCAGATCTTAGTATAACTCGTATAAGTGTTAGCACGTATGCAGCCATATCTAATAAACTATCAACCGGAAGACCTTTACAAATTTTTATAGAACGATTAGTTGATGCTCCTCGTATAAATTTATGGCCTGTGCCTGACTCTAATGATTATACACTTGTTTACTGGCGGATGCGCCGTATAGAAGACGCTGGCAATGGTGTAGAAACTGCAGACATGAACTTTAGATTTTTACCTTGTTTAGTAGCAGGGCTAGCGTATCAAAATGCAATGAAAGACCCTGAACTTGTTTCTAGATTACCTATGTTAAAAACTGAATATGAAGAACAATTTGAGCTAGCTGCAGGAGAAGATAGAGATAAAACTTCTGCAAGTTTCACGCCTCGTATTATTAGGGTGTATTAATGGGTACAAAATTTGCATCTTCCAGAAAAGCTCTTGCTATGTGTGATATATGTGGGTTTCAGTATAAACTTTCACAACTAAATGTTTTAGTTCGGAAAGGTTTCTCTACAAATCTAAAAGCCTGCCCTACTTGTTTTGATCCCGATCATCCGCAACTTAAATTAGGGCTATATCCAGTAAGTGATCCTCAAGCAATAAAAGACCCACGACCTGATACAAGTTTAGGAGAGTCTGGTAATAATAGCAGCAGGGGTATACAATGGGGGTGGGATCCTGTTGGTAGGGGTACTGATATTTTTAATTTAACTCCTGATGATCTAGTTGCTACTGGATCTACAGGTCAAGTTGTAGTAGTTATTTCCTAGAGGTTTAATTAGAATATGAACTACACAGAATTAAAAACAAATATACAAGACATCTGCGAAATGACTTTTACAGCAGATCAGCTTGCTATGTTTACAGATCAAGCAGAACAAAAGATATACAACTCTGTGCAAATACCTGCATTACGTAGGAATCAAACAGGCGCATTAACAAATGCTAACAGTTATTTAGCGTTACCTCCAGATTTTTTGTACGCCTACAGTCTTGCTATTCTAGATGGTAGCGGAGTATATACGTATCTTTTAAATAAAGATGTTAACTTTATACGTGAGGCTTATCCAGATCCTGCAACAACAGGAGTACCTGCCCATTATGCTCTTTTTTCTGATTCAGCTTTCATAATAGGTCCAACACCTAATAGTTCATACACAGTAGAACTTCATTATGGGTATTATCCTACTTCTATTGTTACAGCTAATACTACATGGTTAGGAGATAATTTTGATTCTGCATTGTTAAATGGGGCATTAATCGAAGCTATTCGATTTATGAAAGGCGAACAAGATATTATAGCTAATTACGAAAAATTATATTTACAATCTATCGGTTTGTTAAAAAATCTTACTGATGGTAAGTTACAGGAAGATACATACCGTTCGGGCCAGTATCGACAATCGGTGAGTTAGGAGTATATTATGGCAATCACACAAGCAATGGCAACTTCTTTTAAAGTTGCTCTTTTAAACGGTGAAATGGATTTTAGTGGTGATACAAGCGATACCTTTAAAATCGCTCTTTACACTTCTAGTGCTACATTGAGTGCGGCTACAACAGCTTATACTACAAGTAATGAAGTGTCAGGCACTGGGTACACAGCAGGAGGTGAAAGCCTTACTATAGCTACAAATCCTACTGATGGAGGATCTGGTACTACCGCTTTTCTTGATTTTTCTGATGTTACGTGGAGTACTGCAACTATAACCGCCCGAGGAGCTTTAATATATCGTAATTCTGGTTCTGGTAATCCGGCTGTAGCTGTATTAGATTTTGGAGCAGATAAAGCTTCTACTGGGGGTAATTTCGTAGTTCAGTTTCCTAGTGCTACAAATAGTGCGGCTATTATCCGAATTGCATAAGTATAGTTAGATTATGTCAAACACAGGCTTAGGAGGTTGGGGAAGAGGTACTTGGGGCCAAGGGGCTTGGAACACTGCAATTCCAGTCACTACTACAGGTTTAGCAGGCACTACGGGATTAGGCAGTGTAACTGTTCTTGGTAATGTTAGTTTCGCCGTAACCGGAGTTGCTGGCACTTCTGCATTAGGAACTGCAACTGCAGGAGGTAGTGTAAATATAGTTCCAACAGGCGTGTTTGCAACAGGGGTGGTGGGTGATGAACGTACTTGGTCTGATATTGATACAAGTCAAACACCAAATTGGCAAGATGTTAGTGTGTTTTAACATATATCCTGTTATATTGTGACAACAGTTATTGTAAGAGGTTAAATAAATGGCAACAACATACACAACCCTACTTAAATTAGCTAAACCTACTCAGGGAGAGCTAGATGGATCTTGGGGTACAGTAGTAAACGATAATATAACTACTATGATTGAGGAGGCTATCGCAGGGCGTAGTGTTATTAATACTTGGTCTACTAATTCTCACACACTCACAACAGCAGATGGCACTACAGCAGAGTCTCGAGCAGCAATGCTTAGTCTTACTGATACAGGAGATCAGTTAGGCACTAATGCAGCTACTGTTATATGTCCTGCACTTTCAAAAATTTATATTGTCAAAAATGCTGTGGGCCAAGCTGCTACTTTAAAAACTGCTTCTGGCACAGGAGTTGCTATACCTAATGGCACTACATCTATATTGTTTTGTGATGGTACAAATGTAGAAGAAGCTATTAATAATTTTACTGGATCACTTACAACTGCAGCAATAGCAGCTTCAGGAGCTATTACTTCAACAGGTGATATTACCGCTGCGGGTACTCTTCTTGCTACAGGCGATACAGCAGCAGGAGATGATGCTGCTATAGGATACACTGCTGCTGAAGGACTTATACTTACAGGCCAAGGCTCTACTAATGATGTGACCATCAAGAACGATGCAGATGCAGATGTTATTACAATAGCAACAGGTGGTACTAGTGTTGATATTGTAGGAGACGTAACAGCCGCAACGGTAAATGCTGATGGAGATACTTCTGCTGGTGACAACGCTGCGATGGGCTATACAGCAGCCGAAGGACTTATTCTTACAGGGCAAGGCTCTACTAATGACGTTACAATTAAAAACGATGCAGATGCAGATGTTATAGAAATACCTACAGGAACACAGAATGTTACTTTTGCTGGAGGTGTTACTGTTGCTGGAGATATTACACTTACTGGCGATGTTACCACTGCATCAAATGCTAATGTAGATATTAATCCAAATGGGACAGGTGATGTTGTCTTAAAAACAGATTTAGTTAGTGTTGGAGGAGGCTCTGAGGTTGGACACGTTTCCAGCAACGGAGCTTATGATATGAAAATTAGCACTAATTCTGGGACCAATTCTGGAACAATTGTTATTACAGATGCGGCAAATGGAGCTATTACTCTTGCTCCAAATGGAACAGGCATAGTTGACGTTCAAGGCTCTATGAACTCATCAATTTCAACCACGGGCAAGTCAATTGTATTTGGATTTTAAAAGGAAAAAATTATGGCAAGTGAAATTTTAAGTTACAGTCTTACGGCTGGAGTAACCAACAGTGAGAGTGTATTAATCAACGGTGTAGATGGTCACACTTACACAATCATCTCAGTAATTGTTACGGAGACTGCTGGAGCAGCAGAGACTTTTGACCTCTATATTGACGAGAATGGTGGTGGAACAGACTACGAACTACTGAGCGATCAGGCTTTGGGTGCAAATGAAACATTTGTATTTAATGACAGATTTGTAATTACAGATACCGACCACTTGTGTGCTGCAACTGCAAGTTCTGCAAACGTAGATATAGTTGTGAGTTTCCTAGATCAGACGAGGTAAAAATGACAGGCATAATCCGACAAAATGACAACCGATCATCTGGAGTAAAGAAAGTTGTCGCTGCTGCTGGCGGTGGAGCTGACTCTGTTCAGGTGTTTACGTCTTCTGGAACATGGACTCGTCCAACCGACATTACCAAAGTATTCGTTACCGTAAAAGGCGGTGGCGGCGGTGGCGCTGGTGGTTACACCGACAACCATACGGGTGCTGGTGGTGCAGAAGGTGGTTTTTCAATGGAATTTATTGATGTTAGTAGTACCAGTTCAGCTACAGTAACTATTGGTGCTGGAGGAACAAAGGGAACTGGCTCAAACAGTGCTGGTGGTGCGTTCACTGGTGGAGGGACAGGCGGTACATCTAGCTTTGGTAGTTTTTGCAGTGCTACTGGAGGAGCAGGTGGCCGAGTATCAGGCGATGATTTGCGGGGCGGTGCGCTAGGAGGACTTGGAGCTAACGGAGATTTAAACCTAAGAGGCACTCCCTCTGAAGGTGGATCAGGCGTTGCAGGTGATTGGTCGAGTTCTGGCGGTGGTCAGGGCGGTAGCGTAGGCGTAAAGGCTTCTGGAACTGATGCTGCTGACGGAGTAAATGGTGGCGGTGGAGCAGGTGGTGCTTACGGTGCTGGTGGTCAAGGTGGTGATGGCGGTGCTGGCGGTGCAGGTTATGTACTAGTTCAGGAGTATAAGTAATGGCTAAAAAGGCATTAATCCAAGGGACAAGAATTTGTCAAGTTGAGGACGAAGGTAACATTTTTCCAGTATCGGCAGATTTGTCGTGGGTAGACGTTGCAGACGACACGACTACCGATGATACATATGAGAGTGGCGCAGTTGTAAAATTTACAATATCTGTTGAAGACAGTTGGGCCTATGTGCGTATGCTTCGTGATGCAAAACTATCCGCTTGCGATTGGACAGTAGTTACTGATACAGCTTTGAGTGACAGTAAAAAAGCTGAGTGGGTTGCGTATAGAACTTTACTGCGTGACTACCCTTCAACTTTAAATGACACGACAGTACAGCAGACTTTAACTTGGCCTACAAAGCCGGAGTAATTAAATGGCTAAAGTCAAAGATGTGGAAGCTAAATTAAACACACACGAAGCTGTTTGCGCTGAACGATGGAAAGAAACTATTGAGCGGATAAAACGCCTTGAGCTAGTGATGATTACAGGTGCTGGTTCTCTTATCCTTTTGATGGCAGGTATGCTCTGGAAGATATAAAATGCTAGAAAAAATTAAAAGTATAGTAAAAGACTTTATGTTTTGGGTAGAGAATACTTTACGAAAGTCCCAAAAGTTTTTAACACGCCTTGTGCGGAGTAAAAAGTAGGTAAATGAATGGATCCTATCACCATTGGCGTTGCTATTGCTGGCGCAAAGAAGCTCCTTGAAGTTTCTTCTGACATTAAAGATGTTGCGGGTGCGTTAGATAATATATTCCATTTAACTAGCAAAGCTGAGAAAGCTAAAAAAACACCTAAAGTTGATGAAAGTGATGCTAGCTATAAGTCAGTAATCTCAGATGTTGTTACTGAAAGAAACAATCGCACACTTCTGCGTAATTTAGAGATAGATGTAGACGAAAAATTTGGTTTTGGTACTTGGAACGCCATAAAAGAAGAGCGTGAAAGACGCATGGAGCTTGCAAAAGAACAAAAAATTAAAGAAGCAAAGAAATTAAAGGCAAAAAAAGAAGCAGAAAAAGAGTTTTATGACCGTCTGCTCTATTGGCTGAAGGAAATTGGTAAGCTGGCGTTAATATTAGGCGTAGCTGGTGGAATTGCTTACGTAATATACGCAAATAGGTGTCTTTCAGGTAATTGTTGATATGTCAGATTATGAAGTTGGCGTGTATAACAAGATTGTAAGAGAAAAAATACGCTCTGGCGAAGACTGGAATAACGATTTAGGGATTTCAGACGAGTTTGAAAATGTACTGTACTTTGATATTATAAATGCTGCAAGCATTGAAGAAGTAGAGCAGCGAGTTGAGAAACAATTTCCGTCTAAGTTAGGATTTGTACTAGACTTTATACTATTAGTACCAAAGGACCGATAAAAATGGAAGTCAGTTCAGAAACAGCGGTTGCTATGCCAATAAAAAATATGGTCGGCATAATTATTGCTGTTTCAATGGGTGTTTTTGCATATACAGAAATTACTGCTAGACTAACTTCTCTTGAAACATCAAGAGAGCTTATGAACGCTGATTTGCTTAAGGCTTCTGAACAGACCACAGTTGATAAGGAACAGTTCCTGCTACTGGAAGATTTATATGAGACAGTAGAAAAACACCAAGAACTTCTGGATAAGAACATTCACAACCAAGTAATGCTGACACACATAGAAAAACAATTAGAAAAGGCTCTAAAAGATATTGAAAAGTTAAAAGATAAGGTTCGAGAGAACGGGAACTTAAAATGATTGAGACAGTCATTGCATTATTGATGATGGTAAACAACGAAATTACAGAGCATCGTATTCAGCCGTCTATGTCTGTCTGCTTAAAGGGTAAACGAATTGCCATGAGGCAAATAAAATCAAGTAGTAATATACGATTTGAGTGTTTAAAATCGAAAGCAGAACTAGAATTGTATATGGGTAAAAAACATATTGTTAAACTTATTTTAAAATAAGTGCCAAAGGATAATTAATATGGAATTAACAGCTTCACACGCTATGCAAGGAGTTTTATTACTCGCAACAGTTGCAGGAGGTTACGCTGTTGTTAAGTCTAATTTAAGCCGTGTGATGCAAGATCTTGATTTGTTTCATAAGAATCATGATAAGTATAAGGCTGCTTTTGATGAAAGATTAGATGCGGCTGAATCCGACAGAAGTGTTTTGACAGCTCGTGTAAATACGTTAGCATCTATAAATTCTGTAGATAACCTTGCAGATCTTAATTCTCGTCTGGCTCGTTTAGAGATGGGCCAAGAAATGTTATTTAAAGAAGCCGATATGATGAAAAAATTACATAATGGAAAGCATCCTAGACAAGAGTAATTAGTTATGAAGAAAATAAAAGTATTTAGTAGTATAAGATATATAGGAGCATATTATGCTTAGTTTACTAGGATCTGTTCTTGGCTTTGGTACTTCCTTTCTCCCAAAGGTAATGGACTACTTTCAAGACAAACAAGACAAAGCGCACGAATTGCGTTTGATGGACAAGCAACTAG